TAGGATTTAATCCCACGATGAGGGGTTTATTCATTCGGGTTACCAGTATCTTCAATTTCAGAGGTAAACAAGTAATATGAAAAAAAGACCTCACGTTTAAATTGCTCTTCCGTGTAATCTTTCTCTAGGTCTATTTTTTTATAGATTTCCTTAGCTGTTTCCTCGTTTACACCCAAAAGATCGACAATCTTATGAATATACATCTTTGACAACCTTAGGATTCGTCAATGTCGATTTCTTCCCAATCGATTGTTGATTCTCGGTCGTCTAGGATATTCCAATTTTCGTTTAGCACTATGCCATCAGGATTCTCTTCGAACCATTCATCCTCATATTCAGAGAGGGTATAAGAACGTTCGTCACCTTCTTCATAAAATCCAGCAAAATCCATACCCGGCTCATAAAAGGTCGCATAAACCTCAAATCCCCGGTCTTCAAGAGATTCATACACACTAATCGGAGGCGACCATGCGGTATCGAAGTTTATCACGATTGAATTATCATCCACTCGACTCCAATCTACCTCGTGAGCTTCTCGAAGATCATAAGATTCGTCAAGGGTCCGAAGAAGAGAAAATTCTTCCATATCGGTCAAGTCTTTTTCTAGATCATCAATGACGTTTTTGTCATCATGATTAATTTGCAGAATATTCATACACCAGTTAGGCATTTCTATATCTCCTTATTTCCAAATGAACTTTTCGATACACTTAAATTCAAAGGAAAGACTCCGATTCGTATTCATTTGAACAAATTCTTTCCCTGCTGATTTACACTGTTCTATAGTCGGGAACTCTGTTACTGCGACCGACCCGTTCGCAGCATGGCCTATCTCGTTACTCAAGATAACCATGATAAGAATATACGTTTTAATCATTTTCTTTTCCTTGATCTTGTATAGAATATATCTTTCATCTTTTCTTCTAAATCGTAAGCTTCCTTTTCCCAGGGGAGGTCTACATAGGGAATAGTAAAATGTTCGTGGAAAATTTTACCTTTCCACTTAAACGGGGAACCGTCATCTTTATTTACTAATTCACCCTTTAGATATTGTTTGGCATGAACCAATTCGTGAAAAAGGGTAACGATTATTTCTTTCACTGACATTTTGGGGTTAATTGATATGATGATATCTTTTCCATCCAGGTCACAAAACCCACATTTACCATCAAATTCTTCTTCGAAATCTATCTCCAGAGAAGGATCAATATTCAAATATTCTGAAGCAAAAATTAACGCCTCGTCCAAAAGGGCAAGGGGAACTTTGTTCGGTTTACCTGTGGTGTAGTACATCATGAGAAACATCATATGAATTGTATTATGGAAAGTAAACCCCCTAAATAAAAAAAGTTGGCCTTTTGAGCCAACTTTTTTCATTCTAAATTTTTTATGGGATTAGAACTTAAATTCAACCCCAACCTTAGCACCGCTAAAGTTAAAGTCTGCATCTGCATTGATAGTACCATAAACCATGGGAGTAAAGCCCGCAACGGGAAGCGCATACTCAGCAGTAAGATCAAGACCGGTAAAGTCGATGTTACGAAGATTGAGTTCCGTCTCTGCAGAAAGAGCAACGCCCCAAAGGGTATAACCGGCATAAGGGGTAAGTGTTGCTGCCCAGTCCTCTGCATCTACATCCCAATGAGCGTCAGCAGTTGCACCAGCAGAAAGGCCCCCACCGAGGTCCATTGCAGAAGCGGCTGTCGTAAAAGAAAAGGCAGTAATTGTAGCAAGAAGAAGTGATTTCATTGTTGTGTCTCCTATGTGTTAAGATTGATGTCACCGTTTCTGTTTCTAGGTAGGTGACCCACCCACAGGTCTCAAGCTGCTAGAGCGTAAGCCTTAGGTGCAAAATTTGAGTTTGCATTTAGTTTAATCGACCGATACGAGGTCATCCGGTAAACTCCACTCTATCTTCACACCTGTCGATCCTATTTCGACCCCATCAAAAGCACACTGATAAATCAGTAACACGCTGGTTTTTACGACCATTGCTTGAAACTCTCTTATAGCAGAAAGTCCAGTGTGCTTGTGGTGGAGTCGCTGGGTACTGCCCCCAGGTCCAGAATGTGTCCACGTTGCTTCAACGTTTACAATACTTATATATAACCTGTAGACCCATCTGTCAAGGAATAGTTGACAGTTCGTGCCGGAGTGTTACTTAAATGTAACTAGGTTGTCTCTAAAGATCTCCCAGGCCCTTTCCCAATCCCACTTTAAACTGTTTAGGTAGACCTTTTCTCGATCTAAATTTAAACATTCCTCAACAGCTTTATTTAAATCGTCACGCATTACGCCGGTCTGTCTTTGGTCGATCACATCAAGCGGACCCTGAACCGGATAAGAAGCGACTGGAGTACCGCAAGCCATTGCTTCAATCATGACCAACCCAAACGTGTCCCATCTACTTGGGAATACAAACACATCTGCTGTTTGATAGTAGTGTGCCAATTCTTCTCCTCGTTTAAGACCTACGAAATCAACATCTGGGTATTTTTGTTTATACTCATTAAGCTTTGGCCCGTCTCCGACCATCACTTTTCTTGCGGCAGGAAAGTCCAACTTAAAGAACGCTTCTAGGTTCTTTTCTGCACTTACCCTACTAACACACAGAAGAGTGAGTTCAGCATTTTCGCCTCTCTCGATAGGTTTAAAAATGTTTCTGTCTACTCCACGAGTCCAAGGGACTACGTTATCTCCAAACCTATGCGACTTTAATTGGTTTACCATGCTAGGAGTGGTTGTTAACACTCTATTTGAGTTTGAGTGAAACCATCGAATCAACGGCCACGTAATAGTTTCAGGTATACCTAGGATCGCTTTTATACCTTCAGGAAACTTAGTATGGTAAGCAGTATTGTAACGATACCCGTGTACTGTAAAATACCTTCTAGCAAACAAACCCATAGGACCTTCTGTGGCGATGTGTATATAATTCGGAGCAAACGCCTCGATCTCCTCCCCCAACCCTTTGGGATAGGCAAGTTTGATTTCGTTATACTTAGGGCAATCAACATAGCGGTACCGCCCGGGGTGAATATAATGAATAGTATAACCATCACGAATCGCAAACGGTTCAATATTTTTGTAGGTTGTAACAACACCGTTAACCTGGTTCGGCAAGTTGTCTGTTATTATTAGTATCCTCTTTTCCATGGTAGTACACCTCAAACGTTCCATCCTCGTGTTCTAAAAGAGCGGTTTCGCTGTCGACCCAATCACCATCGTTCATGTATTCAACGTCGAGAATATTCTTTATCTCTGCATTATGTATATGACCACATATAATGCCGTCATATCCCTCTGTTTTACAATACTCTGCGACGTGATACTCATAATTTTGAATATACTTTATTGCTTGTTTCGTATTATTCTTAAGCCAACCACTTAAACTCCAGTAAGGTAAACCGAGAGACCCCCTTAAGTAGTTAAAATGCATATTGATCCATATCATGATATTATATATATTATCACCAATGTGCATTAACCACTTCTTATCAACCATGAGGGAGTCAAAAAAGTCTCCGTGAATGACAAGATATTTTTTTCCGTTTACTGCAAGATAGGAATACCTATCTAGTACCTTAATGTTTCCAATCTCAATATCATACTGCAAAAATTTTCTAAATGCTTCGTCGTGATTTCCAAGTATGTAATAGACATTTGTTCCGCGTTTAGCAGCAGTAAGAATCCTGCGAATGACGTTTGCTTGACTCTGCGGAAAATACCACTTCTTACGAAGTCTCCAGCCGTCTATTACATCACCGACTAGGAACAAGTTCTCGCAAGTATTCGATTTCAAAAAGATGCAGAGCTCCTCGGCTTTGCATCCCTTTGTTCCGAGGTGTATATCAGATATGAATATGCTTTTGTAGTGCATGAGATTACTATTTTTTTACATTATCCTCTATCATATCTACGAAGTCTTTCTTCCCGATTCATTCTTTTTCCGAACCCTAACCGAGTCATAATTAACATTCGTTTTTCATATGAAAACGATTCCCAGTTCTCTATTTCTTCCTGGGTTCTTCTACATCCTTTACACACATTGGTATACGTGTCCATTTCGCAATGAGACATACAGGGAGTTATATACATCATTCGTAAAAAATGTGGTCCTCTATTTTTATTACCTTGTTATAATCTTTTTTCCATCCAGGCGATACGTAATCTGCATGATACATCGTTGCGTCATCAACTGGACTCGATTTACCATGAGCCCAATTTTTTAGAACATATTCAGATATTTCCAAAGCTTCCTCCCATGCTTTTTGAGCTATCGGATGCTCTGGTATTTTATCGCTTTTACCGTCACAATACCAGCTGAATTGACACTGATTTTTTATAGGAATCCCATTTTCATCGAGTTTGGCTTGTTTTACAACTTCGCAAATATCGTCAGGAAAATAGGGACTTTTGCTACGATTAATCGTAACCCATGCAACAGCTATTTGTCCCCTTCTCGACTGATTCCGGGCTTCGAAAAATATATTTTGGGCGAGACAGATTTTAGATTCTTCACTTATTTCATGAGCCTTTAATTCTCTTGGGTTCGTGACTGCCAGTATTAAAATGCTAACAGAGACAGCCACTAGAAGATTTTTAAAGTTCATCCTTCCTCTTTCGATTGTTATACTTAATTAGTATTTATAGCTAGTCGATCCCTAACTTTTTTATACCTGAGCACCAATTCTCGGCTGCCTCTTCTACGTAGGAAAGGGATTTATCTGGAAAATCTTCTACGAAAAATTTTCGGCCTTCGTTATCAAAATATTTTATATAAAACATCTCATTCTTCGAATCTAAATGGATTTCACAATAACCCCTATTAGGAGTCGTATATGTTAACACTTTTCTACCCATTATTCATTACCCCCTCACAAATTCCTGCGCCATAGGAAAACAAGAAGAAATTGCTTGAGCAACCGCTCTTGCTATTTCCATATGTTCTTTCTGTGTTCCATTGCCAGACCTTAGATCTATATAATGTACCCAAGAACGTAGAGTTCCCTGCATATACAGCCGCGATTTCGTGTTTCCTTCCGGTAAGACAACACGTGCTTGTTCCTTTGCAATACCATGATCAATAGCCCAATTATAGGCTTCTTTGGCAGCTTCAATTACCATTTGCTGACGCATATCCCAGCGTTCTTGAAGTTCATCATCATTTACTTCAATAGAATTTTGTCGATTCTTTTGATCCTGTAAACGAGCTTCTCTTAAGACAAAAGTATCAATAAGATCGTTAGGATTAGCGTAGCGCTGGCTAAACTCTTGGAAAGAAAAAGAACGATGTCGAAGAATTTGGCGGGCGATGTCCCTCGTAGTTTCGATTTCAAGGGTGGCGGATGCCATTTCGAGCGGGGACCAGTGTTTCCATTCAAGGAGTCGTCTGATAAGTTTTTCGGCCGTTTCTTTGTTGAATTGGTTCGCTGGATTGGAGACACGGGCGCAATACGCGATGAGGTCAAGCGCGTCATTAAAATACTCCTTAAATTCTTCGGACGGTTGGGTGTATCCGATTAATTTTACTTTCATTCTGCTTCTGCCTTGCTTGCTTTAACATTCTGTCTTTTCTTCAACCATTCTCTACCGTCAATTTTCAAAACAGTATTTTCGAGTTGTTTCCCATCCTTATCATAGTTAGGGAGTTTAATAACTACATCTCTGCCTTTTTTTAAAGCTTTAATCTGATTTAGAAGCTTTAATCCCGGATCATTAATCCGGGTTTTCATAGAGGAGCGTCTTTCACCTTTTGAAACATAGGTTTTACCTGAAGATTTATTTGCCATTCTCACGAACTCCTTTTAAAGTTTAAAATCTTGAAATTTATTGTTCATTTCAGTCTTGTCATAGACCGGGGTATCGTCCATTAATGTCTGTTGATTTTCATTTACATCCATTAGCCTCATTTTAGATCTATCTACCCCTATGACAAATCTCTTTTTATATGTCGGATCATTATAACGGTTCTTCAGTTGTTTTACCGCTATTTGATTCATTGATTCGAGCTCTTCCGTCGAAATAAGAGCGAACATAAGGTCAGCGGTTGCGGGTAATCCAAAAGACTCGGACGTATCTTCCAGCCCAATGTCTGTATTAGAGTAACCTGAACGAGTCGTTTGAGTCGCAGATACGATCGGTACGTTAAATTCAACTGCCAGACCCCGAATCTCTTCTGCAATAGCTTTAATATATGAGTAAGAATTGATCGATCCTCCCATCCCCTTCATTCTCGAAGAAGCACAAATATTCAAATAGTCTATAAAAATAATATCAGGTGTAAATGACTTCTTTAGCTTCAATTCTGTTAGAAGAGCCCTAAAGTGAGAGGTATTCGCCTGACCGGTAGGATACTCTTTAATAATCAGTTTGCCGTTAGTTTTCTTCGAGAGCCTATACACATTTTGAGCAAAAACGTCTTTGGATAGGTTCGGAAGTTGATCGATCGGGATATCTAATAGATTCGAGTCGATACGCTCAGCAATTCTTTCCTCAGCCATCTCCATTGTAATATAAAGAACATTCGATCCATTAATAAGGCAAGAAGCGGCCATATGACACATAAATAGACTTTTTCCTACGCCAGTACCAGCAAGGATAATATTCAAGGTTTTTCTTGGCAGACCGCCTTTTGTGATCTTGTTAAAGTAATCAAGATCGAATGGTATACGTTCTTCTTCGGTATGATAAAATTCATAACGATCTTGGAAATTCTCGATATAATCGTGACCGATATTAGTATCAAAGGAAACAGCCAGTGCTTTAGTAAGTAGATCGGGTAAAGCATTCTTTGTTAACGTGGTATGCTTTCCATCAATGATCGTAATAGATTCCATAATAGCATTATATATTGCACGATCCTGACACCATTTCTCAGTGACTTCTAAGAGCCATTCCTTGTCTGCTTTTTCGGTAGAAAAAAGATTCGGAAGGATTTCAACCGCGTGTCTGTACTGTTCTTCGCTAAGTTTATCGCTAGAGTCAATCTGAATTTTAAAAGATTCTTCCGTAGGGAGTTTGTTATATTTTGCTACAAACTTTGCCACTTCTTTGAAAAGAATACGATACAACCCTTCAAAATAATCTGGCTTGATAAAAGGCAGGGTCTTTCTCATATATTCTTCATTAGTTAGAATATTTCGAAGAACTACCTGTTCGATGTTCGTATTCATCCGCGTTCCTTTATATTAATTTCTTTCTTCTCAATACCGGTTTCAATAATTGCTTCTAAAACTTTAGCCACGTGAGATTGGAAATGTTCGTCATTTACCGTTAAATCTGGATACGGACTCGAGATGAGGTCAAAGGTAAAGGTAATCATCGGTTCATTCAATTTACCATTTACAGATATTTTTCCGTACTGTACTACGGTTTCGACGTAATCCCCCGTCAAAAACCTTACATGCCAAGCTTGAACATCTTGGGGAGCAGGGATCAATTCATAATCTTCATTCTCTACTAATTTAGATTCCATCCGTTTTTCTCCCATTCAATCCTAAATTTCGTCTCGAATACCTTTTTCTTTAGATCGTCTAAAGTACCGTTATTATCTACTATAATATTTGCTAGAGATGGATACAGTGTATTACTTGTAGAGGGTTCGGGTGGCAGATACTTAGACCGATCTACCCAAATAGAGTAATCAAAGACACCTTGGTCTCTAAGATCTATGAACTCATCATAGTTACGAAGACCACAGTAAATGTCACTAATTTCAAAAATACCACGACCTAGCTTAGTTCGGTCTGGAATATTATATTCAGTTATTAGATCATACCACTCACGACGATGATTCATACGATCATTAAAGCATTCTTCTACTGAGGAATAATTGTACCGATTTTTCAGTACAGGGTATATCACCTTTTCAGCACAATACTGACTAGACGACATGTACGTATATCCGTAGTTTTGAGAGAATAATTCCGCCACAGTATCTTTACCGTGGCGGGCATATCCAATAATAAGGATTTTGGGTTTTTTCATATCAATCTTCAGACTCTTCAATTACTATATCATCGAAACTTACTACGGAGTTTTGCCCAACTTGATATTGCTTACGAATAAACTCTTTAAAGTCACTATGATCTAAGATCTGGGTCCAGAATTCTTCGGTAAGAGTATCTTTTTCTCTATATTTACCGCCGATGAGCTCACCAGTTTCTTTATTTACAATTTGATACCAGCCCTGAGACGGTTTTGTCACGTATCCGCCCGCGAGCGCGACCTCCAGAAGTCCGCTCCATTTTTGAATACCGCCTTCCCAAGTTACAGAGATTGGAATCTTCGACTTTTCTTTTACATAACGGGATTTTTCAACATTAATTACAAAATGATACCCTTTGATTTCAGTACCAACTTTATCCTGTTGACGACCAAGAATCCAAATATTATCTGCGGAATAATAAATACCCGTTCCACCAGAAACAACTTTAGTTGGAAAAAGACCCATAGAATCATACGTATGATTGACTGCAATCATCGGGATGTTTTTCATTGTAAGATAAGGGGTACACAGACGGAAAAGACCTTTTAGAGCTTTTGCTCTTGACATGTCAGCAACGGATTTTTCGTTGATTGCATCTTCAAGTTCTTTCTTCGAAGCAACGTTTCCGATAGAGTCAATGACAATAATCACTTTGTCACCTCTTTCAATCTCTTCAAGCTGATTGATTAGATCAAACTTTAGTTCTTCAACGTTCGTTACTGGTGTATGAAGTACCCTAGAAGGATCAACCCCAAATTTTTGAAAATATGATTGTGGCGATCCAAATTCCGAATCGTAGAAAAGCACAACAGCGTCACTATATTTCTTTAGATATGCTGCAGCCATCATCAAAGCAAAAGAGCTTTTAAAGTGCTTTGATGGACCAGCCAACACTGTAAGTCCTGATGCTAGACCTCCGTCAATATCACCAGAGAGAGCAACATTAATCATAGGAACATCGGTCGTAATCATGTCCTTCTCATTGAAGAACTTAGACTGAGATAGGACCTCGGTAAATTTAACCTTTGAATTCTTCTTAAGTTTATCCATAATACCCATTTGATATATCCTTTTTATATTAGACCGATAATTATACCAAGCTTTCAGATGGAAGTAAACACACTTCTACACCTGCTTCTTGAAACATTTCCATTGCCAAAGAGGAGGATTCTTTCCATCTTGGAGAAAATACGTCTCCTCCCATAACCACTTTTTTGATCCCGACCTGAATAATACCCTTAGCGCATTCATGACAACAAGGCAGACCGTAAACGTACATTACAGCTCCATCTAAAGAAGCTCCGCTGTAAGTAGCGTTATAGATGGCATTCATCTCTGCATGGACAACAAATTTATATTTAGTCTCTCTGTTTTCCCACCTTTCAACAGCGTCAATTATTCCACGAGGGAATCCATTATATCCCTGAGAAAGAATTTGTCCTTTTGAACCGACAGTAATAGCTCCGATTTTACTCGAAGGATCTCTACTCCAAGAAGAGATTTCTTTAGCTACCCCCATATACCTATTATCCCACTTGTTCATCTTTCTATACTTCTCCATAGAGCATCATTCATCATTCTCTGTTCCATCGGGTTGTTCCTAATCTGGTCGGTTTTAAGAGGGTGTTTGTCACGCAAAAGTATTTCTTGTGGGACAATATCTTTAAAGACTTGTTTAAGTACTTTCTTTTCGCCATTCCGTTCTGCATATGAGACATTCATTGCATGCTTGCAGATGGAAGGAGAAAGAAACGGCGAACGAGTTTCAATAGTGTATCGCATCATAGTACGATCAATCTTAGGCAAATGGTAGTATGGCAGTTCGCAGAACATATCTGACATTTGGCTGTCATATTCTTTAGCACGACGATAACCACCGAATAGTTCATCGGCACCGTCACCAGTCATAACTGCATAAAACCCAAGTTCGCGTAGCTTCTTAGCCATAGCAATCTGTGGTTTAACAGAACCAAGATCGACGGGGGACTGGTGTACAATCAACGCTTCATGATCGGTTACATTGTCGAGTTTAACATGATGCATAACGTCGTTAAGATGTAATACAACATCGGCAAAATCTTTTTCACCATTGTCTACGTGTACGGCAGTTACATCCTTACCGAGCAATTTAATAAGTCCGTAAATAACAGAGCTATCCAAACCCCCAGAAAGCAGTACAGCAACTTCGCGTTGACCACCTAGACGAAGTTCGGTAGCCCTCAATAGATCAGTGTACAAGTCAGTGTACGAGACCTTATTCCAGTCCCAGTACTTGTGCACTGCACCTTTATAGTAATAGTGTCCGGGTGGGACTTGCTTAATTTCATTCCACGGAGTACGAGGATCGGGTGAATAACCCCATTTCAATGTATTTGACATAAACACTTCATCGCGCGTGACGGGAGCGAGATGGGTAAGAATGTCAATTTCAGACGACAATACTTCCATATCAGTACGGTAATATACTGGCTTTTGAGAAAGATAATCCGTCGCCGCAATGATATCGCCATTGT